TTTGCACTTTTTTTTAATTTGGCTTAATATGGTGGTACAGCATAAGCTGTTTACTTTTGGAGATGATTATGGATGACTTACAGCAATTACATAACGAAATGATGGCAGAGCAAGAACGCCTAAATATAGCTTTAGATAAGGCAGAGGATGGTGATATGTTGACTTTGGCAGAAATTGACCTAATCAGGTTTCATTGTGGCTTACCCAATAAGCGTAGGGTAAACCCCGTATTGGGTACGATTTTTGATGATTTTTCTAATATTTTTGGGGGGAAACAATGATTGTGACAGGCACAACTACAGAAAAAAAAGAGTTTAAGGTAGCCCCAGTAGGGTCGCACTTAGCTCGTTTATACCGAATTATTGACTTAGGTACACAGAAATCTGAGTACATGGGTCAAGTCAAAATGCTACGCAAAGTTAAGTTTTTTTGGGAATTGCACGGTGATGACCTTAAAACCGATGACGGCAAGCCCTTAATCCAAACACGCAACTACACGCTGTCGCTAGGCGATAAGGCTTCGTTACGGAAAGACTTGGAATCCTGGCGTGGCAAATCATTTACCGATGATGAGTTGCGTGGCTTTGACCTACGAAACCTATTAGATAAGTGGTGCATGGTAACTGTTCAGCATAGAACTGCCCAAAATGGGAATACTTATGCCGATGCAGTTGCTATTACCCCAGTACCCGCAATCGTACAAAAAGCGGGAGTTCCACAGGGCGTAAACCCTTGCGTCTTGTTTGATTTGCAAAAGTTCGATCAAAAGATCTTTGACGAGCTATCCCAAGGTCTAAAAGACCAAATAATGCAGTCAGCCGAATATCGCAACAGCTTTAGCAAGCCCGATGTTAATAAGCTGCTACAAGACGCTGCTATAGAGGATGATGTGCCTTTCTAGGAGAGTGCTATGAACCACATGATTAAGGATGTGATTGACCAAAAATATACCGTTAAAAGCTTTCAAGAACGGGGTTATGACGAGGAAGTTCCCATTATTGGGTTCTGCCCAGAAGATTTGGAAACCGTCATTAAGACTGTGGTTCAAGCTTGCGCTGACCGAGTAAAAAGCTCGGATGATCGAGAATCTGTACTACAACTACTGTAATGTTTAATAGGGGGAATTATGTTAGTGAAAGAGAATACAAGTGAAAGTGGTCATTGGTACTTACCCGATGGCAGTCCAGCCTATCGTGTCCTTGGCAAGAATGGAAAAGAAAGAAACACAACTGTCAAAGACGCAAGAGAACATGGCTTATTGCCCTCCGTTACCACCATCATTGGGTGCGCTGCGAAACCCGCATTGGATGTATGGAAACAACAACAAGCCATACTCGCTGCACTTACATTACCTCGCATAGACGGGGAATCTGAGGAAGATTGGCTAAGTCGGGTTGTTGCTGATAGCAAGGAAACTGCCAAGCAAGCTGCGGAACGGGGAACACAGATACACGGGGTCATAGAAGCGTTTTACGAGGGCGTTTACCTACCTGAGCTACCTGCGTATGTCCAAGTCGTAGAAACGGCTATAAACGAGCATTTTGGGCAACAGCTATGGATTGCAGAGAAATCCTTTGCTCACGGTGGCTATGGCGGTAAATGCGACCTAATTAGTAAACCCCATGTACACCCCAAATCTGACGGCTTTGTCATTGACTTTAAAACCACAGAAAAAGATGTGGATAAGCTAGATACTTATTTTGACCATCATATGCAACTCGCTGCCTACCGCATGGGCTTTGAGATGCCAAAAGCCAGGTGTGCCATTGTTTATGTCAACGCCTTACAAAATAAGGCTAAACTACTAGAGATACCTGAAGATGACCTGCGAATCGGGTGGGAATGTTTTAGCCATCTTTTGTCGTTTTATAGGGCAAAGAATAAACTATAATGATTACGGGGTGGCGGCAATCCCCCTGCCACAATCTCCTTCACACAGAGGGCCACCCCACCTTTACAGGGCGTTAAGCCGCCCCAAGAGGATGTGGCAAGTAACGAATTTTGCGGCTTTCTGCGTTACATGAAACAGCTACCAAATCTTGCCCTGTTTTTTTATACACTAGGGAAACTACCTAGTTGCACTATATGTTAAGTTGGCTTAATATTTAATCGTTGTTTAATCAAATCGGGGGATTTATGAAACAGTTTTTATTAGGTGTATTAGCAGGTCTAATCGCATTTGGCATACCTGCCATTGTTTATGTGTGGAGAACAGGGGGTATATCGTGATTGCCGAAACCTCAGTTATTGCTTACAAAGAGCATAAAGCAGCAGGTAAAGTTGGTAGCCAAGCCATGACCATATTTGACGCTATGGGGTTTGGTAAAGACTATTCCAGGCGTGAGCTAGTAGCTTTAACAGGCTTAGAACTTAGCTCTATCTGTGGGCGAGTCAATGAAATGTTGCAGATTGGGATGCTTAAAGAAGTTGGCCATCGCAAGTGCAAAGTAACTGGAAAGACCGTTAAACCAGTTGTAAAACTTAGTTTATTTTAGGGGGAATTATGAATTTAATTGGAACTGTAGTACTTGGTGACACACCTGTATTAGTGTATGGAACTGTATGCCCAGCTGAACCTGCTGTTGGTATTCCTAATGACTATGCAGAAATTGAGGACTTACAAATTGGTGGCGAAAGCGTTTATGAAATGATTGCCAATAGCAATTTGTGGGTTAAGGTAGAAGAAAGTATTAACGATCAACTGGAGGCATAATGAACCCATTTATAGCTACAATTTTGTTTGTGTTATTTGCAGTAGCGTGTACAACTCTAGGTTATGGTTTAGCGAGCTATCTATGAACATTCCATACAACAACGGCAAAGTCAGCATTGGTAAGTATTATGTGCCACCTAAGTATGTCGAGAAAGACGCAGATATGCTTGAGCTTCAGTCTTATTTAATCCACGACCCAGCCCGTCTTAATAGGGCGTATTGGACTGAAAAAGGTCTGTTGCTACTAGGACTCTTTATTGTCTTGGTTATATTCCTCAAGAGCTAGTTTTCTAGCATCCTCAACCCGATTAAGCCAGCCTTTAATAAAGCGAACTTGGTCGGGTTTTCTTGCCACTATCCCTTGGTAAAATTCTGTCCTAGCGTCTGAGAACTTTGCAATAATGTTTTTAGCGTTTGCACTATTAATTGCTGCCATAGTCTTAGGCCCGATAACTCCATCAGCCACGCATCCAATTGCCTGTTGTAGCGTCTTAACGCTTCGCCCTGTTCCTGCATTAACGGCAAAATCAAATACCACATAATCTAAGCCTTTCGGTAAGACTTCACAATAAGCGGGATTCCAGTACCGTTGTTTGTATAACTTAGCCACCCTTTCAGGGGTTAAAGCTTGCATATCGGCTTCAGATACAGGATGCCCTACAAACTCTTCCCAAACACGCTTTGTAACGCCTAGATTGGTCATACCGCCTGAGTCTAGGGGGTCATTAACAAAACCGCCTTCGTGCTTTAGGATGCGTTTTAAACACTCCTCAAATCTCATTTTTTCAGGTTTGCCATAATGCGACTACCAAATAAGAATCCAAAGGCTATGTTGGCAGCTTCTAAGGCTATGCGTTGCACATACTGGTCAACAGGTAAGAATAAGGTAGATAGTCCAACAACAATCACAACTAACGCCCCAATATAGCGAGATGACGCTCTTAAGTCTATGACCCATTGGCTAGGTTGTCCAAAAGGGTTATCGAGCTTGGCAAGGGCTTCTAAACGGGCAATTTCGCTGTTATCTAGCTGAATTTGCTCTGCAATGGTGGTTGGGCGAACTCCACCGTTAAAACGCCCTATAAGCTGTTTAATGCCTTCTACACCTACAGGCACTAATGCACCAATGATGGTTTCTAGAATCATTTATGGCTAAACCAAGAGGTAAAGTAAGTAACTAATCCACCAATAAAGGATGCGATTGCCATACCAGCAAACATACCGCCTTTGGATTGATTAGCCATAGCTAATAATGTTTTGATGTCTTTATCCATGACATCAACTTTTTCTTGTAAAGTTTCGACTTGCTTGACTAACCCGCCAAACTTAAACATATCGAAATTGTCTAAGTCTGCCATGATTATAATTTCTTTCTTGCAGGTCGAGTTGTAGCTTTTTTGACTGTAGGTTTACGCTTAACAATCTTTTTAGCTGGTTTAGTCTCATTCAGAGTAGATAATATTTCAGCCCAATATACTTTTTTGGTATAGCCCATTTTGTCAAAAAACCAGTCAATCATAAACATATTAAGCTCCTTTTAAGGCTGCAATTTCAGCATTAGCGGCATCTAAGCCAGCTTTAAGTTCTTGAACTGCTTGCACCAACATTGGGATCAATACAGTAGTTTTAATAGATTTAAAATCTTCTATGTTGTACTGAGCGTTAGGCGCTGTTTCTACTATACCTGGAATTACTTGCTCGACTTGTTGGGCAATAAAACCAAGCATTTTTTGTGGGTTATTAACAATGTTGTAGTTAACCACATCTAACTGGCAAAGGCTATCTAAGTAGTTTCTGCAAGGCACAACATTTTCTTTAATTCTGGCATCAGAAATAGTGCCGTATGTACCTGTGACATTTAAGATTGTTCCTGTGTTTTGAAACTGAATCTTGGTGGTGTTTTGTGGGTAATCCCAGTTTAAATTTGTAGAACCATCCCAGCCAGCAAACCAGCTTGAGCCAAACCAACTAAGTCCTTTGGTAGATACTCCAGCACCAGAACTAGGGTTAAATGTATTGTTTCCAGTAAATGAATTGCTTGCGTTTGTATAAGCGCCATTGGTAACAGTAGCAGCATTTCCTGTAATGTTAATATTCCAGTTACCGCTTGCTCCGCTACCTGTTGGGCCAGGCGCATAAGTGCTGATGTTGCCTGTTGTAATAACAGTAGCGCCACCAGCGTTATAAGGGGTATAACCTAATGCGGTTGTCACATCACCAGAAGTTAGCGTAACCACGCCTGTGCGGGTATTAAACGATGTAACGCCTGACGATACAGAGGCAATTGCAGATTGTACAAAAGCAGTAGTCGCTATTTTTGTGGTGTTATCAGAGCCAGGTGTAACGGTTGGAGCAGTACAAGTTCCTGCTAAAGTAGCGCCACCTGATACATTTAAGGTAGTAAAACGACCTGTAGATGGGCTAATGTTGCCAATCGGTGTGCCGTCAATTGAACCGCCAGTAATATTGGGGTTAGAAATCTGACCAACAGTAGCAGCGTCTGTAGAAGCTGTGCCGTTAGCCAAACCTGTAACCTTGTTATTACCCATCTGTAAAGCGCCTGTCATTGGCGTTTGACCGTCAGAAGCAACCGAGCCTGTTAAGGCTGTAGCCACATCACTAAGGGTTGTATTTGCCCAGTTTGAGGTAATGCTTGTGCCAGTAACTACGGGGTTACCGCTAGGCAATACATATGTACCTGATCCGTTTCGTGCCATTCTTATTCTCCTGTACCTTCTTGAGCTGCTTGTAATGTTAATAATTTAGCCAAATTACGCCTTTCAAGATTTGCAGCGCTTGGCAATAATCTATTTTGTACTGGTTGTGACAATGCTACTGAACGCAAAGCTGGTCTAACTAAACCAGCGGCTGCTCCAGCTCCACCAGTAGCCGTACCACCAATAAGCCCAGCCAAATAATCAAAAGGGCTAACTTGGGGCAAACTTCCCATTTGTTCTGGCGTTTGAACTGCTTTAGGAAAAGCTTGAGAAAACTGTGCAACGCTTTTTAATTCATCTGACAATGGTTTGCCTTTTTTTAATTGCGCTGCTAAATTTTTAGCGTCTACAGTTCCTGTGGTTTGATTTAATGCTTTTTCAACTGTGTATGTTTTAGCAATTAATTGGCGAGCATCTCTAAATTTACTTAATAAATCAGTTTGTTTAGTATTTGCAAGGTAGTTGTCAATTGTATTTTCTAATACTTTTGCAGCTTCTTTGTTTACTTTGTATAAAGACGAATCGCCAGCACGAAAAGCTTTATCAGCATCGCTTCTTAGCAATTTAATTTTGGAAAGAGCAGAGCCTACATCAAAACTATCAGTTTTTAATGAATCAACAACATCAATAATTGGTTTTGCTTCTGGCGAATTAAAAGCTTGTATTGCTTTTTTAGCGTCTTTGTAAGGTTCAATATTGTCTAATGCTTGAATGTATTTTGGGCTTGTTTTAACAATTCCTGAAGCACCTAAATTTTCATAGGCTTGACCAGCAGTTTTTCGTAAATTTTGTAAAACTTCAGGTGTAATAACTGTTTCTTCAGGCAAACCAAGCGACTTTGCAGTTAATTTATTGGTAATTTCTTGATTTCTAAAACTAGCATTTTGTGCGGTTGAAACTTTGCCTGAAATACCTTCAATTAAACGATTTACAAGCGATGGATTGGCTTGAGTTGGCGGTATTACATATCCAACATCTCTAGCTTCTTGAACTACTTTTTCCATTTGCGGTGTCGGAGGTTTTCCACGAACTAAAGACGCAAGAGTTCCTGCCATTGGCAAAGCAGCTCCAAGGGTTGTGCCTAAAGCAACATTTTTGCCAGCTTCTTGGTATAAATTACCGCCAGTTTCACCAGTATTAATTGGTGTCATTAATCCAGATGTTGCTCCCAAAGCAGAACTTTGAGCAATAGGATTTGCACGGGCAAAACTAGGTATCATTCCTATGCCTTTTGTAACTCCTGCGGCTGGTAGAAAAGCTCCACCTACACGCCCAGTTCCGTATGCAATAGGATTTGTTTCGTAATAAATATCGGCTTGTTTATCTAGTTGTTGTGCTAAATTACTTGTTCCTAAATTTCCACCAGTAGCCAATTGTGCAGTAGATAACAAAGGATCAATTGCTGATTTTGTAACACCAGCTAATGTGGACTCTAAAGGCCGTGGAATTTCTTGAATATTAGTTCTATTTACTAATCTTGGTCTGCCAACTGCTGCTCCACCGCCTGTAGATGCAAATTGAGGCATTTCCACAGGTTGCTGTGGCTTTTGAGTTGCAGATAATTGGTTAATATTTAAAGACTCGGCAATTAAAGCTTGAGCTTGTTCAGCAGTAGTTCCTTCTGGAACTTCAAATCTTCCAATTCTTCCATCGGGCATTTCAAAACGAGCTATTGGCATATTATTCAAATCCTAAAAATTTAACAGTGCCTGGTTTTGCTGGAGCTTGAGTTGGAGCTTTGGGTAAATTAATTGCCCCAACCCCTGTTGGTTGTATAGCGCTAGATGGAATATTTTGCAAACGCTGATTCCATTTTTCCGCTGCGCCACGAGCAACTTTTTCTTCAATATCAAGTTGGCGTTTAAGAGATTCTTTGTCGTAAATAATATTACCAAGCTTGGCTGCTTCTAAGAACTCACGATCTTTATTGGTAAATCCTTGACCAGCGCCTAATCCAGAATCTCGAATTGCATCTAAAGTAGCTTGCGCCCTGTTTGCAAACAACTGTTGTGTATTTGCTACAGTAGCTTGTACAGTTTTTCCACCAATTCCTAAAGAAGAGCCTAGTCGTGCAAGATCAAGTTTTTGTTGTGCGCCAAAACCAGTAATAAGGTTAGGATCATTTAGTAATTGTTTTGTGCGTTCAACATTAGCAAGCATTTCGGGTGCTTTTTGTGCTGATTGGAAAAGAGAAATATCATTTTTTGCCATTCCTTGAGCAAATTCTGTGCCATACGACTTTTCTGTATTGACATGGATATTTGATGCGCCAGCTTTTTTAACTGCTGTTTGGTATTCAAGGAAAGTTCCAGTAAAACCTTGTGATTTAGCTAATTTATAATCTTTTTGTTCAGATGTTTCTTTTTCTCCACCACGCATTTCAGTAACACCGCCACCCAAACGAGGTTTAGTAAAGACTTCGCCTTCAGCCAATTTAATGCCTTTAAGTTCTTCTTTAGCAATACTTTGTAATGTTGGGTTGTTAGATGCCAAAGCAAAACCAAGGGCAGCGCCTGGGTCAGTTTCCTGTAAACGGCTATATTCTTCAATTTCTGCAACTTGTCTTTGACGCAACGCTTTAGCTAAAGCATCTGCTTTTTCATCTGTTTTGGCAGATAAATAGCTACCACCTAATGCACTTGCTAATGGTTGTAACTGTTGCGCCCAAGATGGGGCTACATAACGACCTGATACCATACCGCCCTGTGGTTGATTAAACGCTTGGCTAGTTAGCAAATCAGCGATTTTGCGCTGACGAGCAATTTCTGCCGTTTCAGGGGTTTGTCCTAAAATTTGTTGGTCGGTTAAAAAAGGTTGTGCCATTATATGTTCCTTAATAATGTAGCCAAATCGTTTGTTTTGCCTTGCTCGGATAGTTCAGCCAAAAAGTTTTGGGTTTGTTGTAATGGCTGGGTTTGGGGTGTTTGTGCGTTTAAAAATGGAAGCTGATTGCTACGATACAATCCACCAAATTGCTCAAAAGTGGGTGTATTCATACCCATATTGGGTGTGTTCATACCCATTTGCCCACCGTTTAATATGCCAGCTAATGATTTAGCACGATTAGCCGCACTTAAAGCATCTTTAGCGGTAAGTGTTTGGGCTTCAGCACCAGCTTTAGCTATTTGTGCATCTATGCCAGCCATTTCTGTAGGCAAAGTTGTTGCAGGAACAACATTACCGCCAGGCGTTAATACTGCTTCTGCTGAATAATCAAAGATTGGTGCTGCGTTGCTTGCTGTTAAGCCAACCGTTCCAGCGCCACCTAAAGTTACCGTTCCTGCTGGCAATCCTGTATTAGCTGCTGCCACCATTCCTGCAGTAGTAGCGCCTTCTGCAATTGCTGCGGCTTCCAATGCTGCGGCTGCTTCTGCGGCTGTTAATGCTGTACCACTAGCAGCACTAGCTGTTCCAGCAGCACCTGCTTCAGTAGCTAATAAAGATGGGTCAACATATCCTGTAGCAACAGCTGTCGCTACAACAGCAGGCAATACCCAACCGCCAGGTATTTCACGATTTACAAAAGTATCTACTTCTGCGCCAGCTTTACCAATTGCAGGGCCTGGGTCAATGTCAGCCAAAGCATCACCAACGCTAGAAACAGCGTCAGAAATAATATTTATTGGGTTAAGAGATGAGCCACCATTTAAATGGCGTTCCATTTGCCAAGTCCAACCATTATGTTTTGACTTAAGTATGCTCATACCATTGCCATCCAGTTATATTCAGGATTGTCAGATTCTTCTACAGGAACATCCATATTTCTTAACAATTGGATAATTTGTTCATTATCGGCTTTGCCGTAAACACGCTCAATGTCAGAAGCTTTAATCTTTTTAATAAAAGCAATGACAGATTTAGCAAGTTTAAGTGGTGCATCTACAGTAAATAAATGCAATTCAACCGCACCATCACCAATTTTTCTAAGCAATAAAATTGAATTATTTTCTTGAAGCTGAATAAGCGTTTTAGCTTTTAGCCCAACAGCAATTGCCCGCAGAATTTCTGTAGGTTCAATGCCATTTTTTTGTAAATCAGCAGAAATAATTTCAGATGGTGTCATAATTAAATTAAATTAAATATTCTTTCAGTTAATACATCTGATCCTGACATTGTTGGAGTAGCAAAACCACTTCCATAAATAGAACTATTACCTATTGAATTAATTAAATCTGAGTTTGCTAAACCTTTGCCAATGTTTAATAGTCCAGGCAATCCACCGCTACTGAGTAAGGCAGTACCGCCTAAACCAAATAAACCTGACTGTAAATTTGCTTTACGGGCAGCTTCAGCGTTTCTAGCGGCTATCTGAGCAGCTTGACCTGTTGTATAAGCGCCTAAATAATCAGGGCCAGCGACCGTTGCTTGAGCAGGAGCATTGATATAACTAGGTTGAGTAGCTTGCTGGAATGCACCAAGTTGGGTTAATGGCAAATTGTATTGTTGTAAAGCTTGGTTAAAACCTTGTTGATTTGCTTGTAGTCCAACATTAATACCGCCAACTTGAGCAGCAGTTAATAGATCATTTTGGCGTTGTGCTTGTAAAGTCTTGGCACGGTTATAAGCCTCTGAGCCAGGCATAATGCCTTGGTTAGCTAATTGTGCGTCTAATGCTGTGTTTTGGCGATCAATTTGAGGTTGCAATCTACGCATGATTGCATCACTATAAGTTTCGCCAGGGTTAATTCCAACACTAGGAGTTTGTGGGTTAAATGCTTGTCCTGCGGTTTGAGCCACACGGCTTTGTAAACCACTTAAAGCGGGTTGCAATTGAGGTGCAACGGTTTGGCGAGCAGTCCAAATAGGGTTGCCATTGGCATCTGTGCCAGTTTGCTCATACTGTAAATTAGAGTATGGTGTGATTTGATTAACACGATTGGCGGCTACGGCTTGTTGTGCGCCAGCTAAATTCCCTAATGTAGTTTGTTGAGCCGCTTGAATATAAGGATCGGTAGAAGCAGCAAATTGATTGGGTGTATTAATGCCAAATGGATTTCTAGGCACTTGCTGTCTTTGCTGATATTCAGGTGTGCTTTTAAAAGCATTGGTAATATCTTCAATAGATTTGCCAGCAGCTAACTGACTTTGCCAATACTGTAGTCCTGCTTGATCGGGCGCACGACCTAATAAATTTCGATATAAACCACTAATTTGGTCGGTATTTGCAGTTGGGTTAGCAACAGTTTGGTTTGTCATGGTATTGGCAACTTGGTTTAAATTTGCCCCAGGACTGCTAGATGCACCAAAACTATCAGTTTCATAAATGCTAGGCATTTGATAAGTACCGCCACCAGCCATGTTTACAGGCTGACTTGGCATACCACCAAGAGGGCCAGCTAGCCCTGTCAAGCCGCTTTGATTTGGCGTTGTACCAAACATTTGGGGGTTATATGGCAACATTCACTTGCTCCTAAGTAATTAAGTTAGAACCAAGTGATCGGCAATGCCAATTATAAACCCTTGATTCATTAAATAACACTACCACGCTCCATAACATAATCGGTTGATACCCAATGAACATCAATACCAGCTGAAATCATGTTTAAGTTAATACCGCCTGAGTAGCCAATTCCTGTAACTCCTTGCCATTGGCGAGAAACTACTAGGTTTCCTGCCCATACATCGCTATCCCATGTAGCAAAATCCCACCGTGCTGTCGTTGTCGAAACAGGCTGAAATGAGACTTGCCCAAGGTTGTTTTGGGTCTGGAAATCGGTGTTAATACCGCAATAAACGCCTGGCGTACCCACATCAACAAAGAATGTTGGGCGCACCAATGTAAAGCGTTTTTGCTGACCTGGGTTGTCAAAGTAGCTATACGCTTGTTGGCAGGTAGCAGAGATTTGCGCTCCATTATCGGCATAGGTATCCCAAAACTTACCTACAAAGCCGTTACCCCCAAAGTACATATCATCGCCCTGTAATTCCCAGCATTTAGCGTTGATATTAGAGAAATTAGCCCAGCCTTTAGATATGCCGTGCATTACATATTGCTCAGTACCTGTGGTCTTTGGCACATTAATAATTAGCATATTTTGCTTGGCATAGTAGGTCACTTGCCAGCCAAACTCGGTGGAATATAGGTCTGCCGCCTGAGATATGGCGTAGAAAATCTTGTCTGTTAGGTTGACTCTAGGGTCTAAGCGTGAGGATTGAAGTGCGGAAGCTAGGGGAACTAAACCGTCTTGGGTTAGCAAAAGGATGTCACCAGCCCATTTAAAATAGCATCTACGGCTATACACATAACCCAATTGCCATACGCCTTTTAATGCCCATGTTGTTGGGTCATCAGGGTCAGTACCGTTATAAACGATAATTTCGCCCATATTGGTAATAAATACAGCGTAATCGTCTGCGCCTTGACCAGCATCAATAGTCCAAGTAGCCATGCCTTGTAAAAAACCACCGTTTCTAGCAATTCCACCAAAATCAAGCTGTGAAGCAGCGCCAGAAATAGAATCTACGGGCAAATACCATACTTTTAAGGTGTCTTTTTCGGTGAAATACAGCCTATTTTTGAACAGGTTTACATTTACAAATTTGTTACTATTTACGCCTGTTATGGCAAACAAAACGGTATAAGACCCTACTGTTGTGGCATTTCCCCCTGGATTAGTTGCCATTGTGTAGGTAAATGTACTAGCCCCAGTTACAGTAATACGATAAGTGCCGTTATAGGCTGCTGGACTTGCACCAGAAATGGTAACCCGATTCCCTGTCACTAAACCATGCGGGATAGCGGTCGTTAAAGTAGCTGTTGTAGTCGAATTAGTAATTGAGCTAATGGTTTGGGCTGTTGCTGTGGGAGCAATCGAAAACCAAGCTGTGCCGTCATAAACAATCGTAGCGTCTATTCCGTTACAAGCCACTAAATACTTACCGCCAGCAGTTGAGATATTAATATGCTGTAGTTTGTCTAAGGAAGTGCTGTAAGCTGAGGTAGCAGTTGTAGTAGAACAGTTGTAAATAGTAGTACCAGCAGCAGCAAACAATGTCTGTGTGCTAGTTCCTGCGTAATTCATTAGGGTATTAACTTGCCCCGTTATTCCTGAAGAATATACGGTGTACCCGCTACGCAAGATTACATCGGTTGGCGTAGGGTAAAAATTAGTAAGGCTAACCGCATCTGTAGGGGGCATTGCTGCCACAGAATCCCTAGCGTTCCAACCCCCAATAGGCGCTGTTATAGACGCAGTTAAAGCCGTTCTTTGCTTTGGAATGGGCATAATTATGTTCCATAACCAGTATCAGGAATATTGGCGTAACCAATAAGAACCTTGCTCGGATACGGTGCAAAACTGAGGGTTGCCGATCCTTTGTCGTTGGCTTTAGCGATGTTTAAGTACCGCATATAGTCTTGTTGCAATGCAGTAGTATCAAACGATTTAATTTGGAAATACTTAAGTTTTGTAAATAAAACCATGACACGGTCATCAAAGACAGTCGTGTCGTTATCGGCTGTAAAGCTGTTTTTAACTGCTCCTGTAGAGCTTCTTGCCCAGCCTTTTGATCGATATTCAAAACCTAAATATTCTTGGGTGTTATATGGTGGCCAAATTTGGAACTGACTGCCTAAAATACGCCATCTAATCCGAGGGCCTGTAGAAATATAGCCAGATTTTAGCCATTGCCATTGTTGAGCATCTTCAGGGCCTAGCATCTGCCAATGTTTTGTCTTATCCCAATGCGTATTATCGGTAATAGTCTCAAAATCAGGCGGTAAATCGTACTTTGTTTGGCTAAAAGTAATGGTTTGACCAGCATAAGTTCCACTTGCGTGTTGGCTCATTGTTATAACTTGACCATTTACGCTAGAAACATAGGTATCTTGGTTAATTCCTGTGCCTGTAATGGAATAATTGCTATTTAGGCTTGTGGCATCGCCAACAACAGTCAAAATAGGGCTGTTTGAGCCTGTGGTAGAACCTATTAATTGCAAAAAATCGGTGTAAAAACGATACTCCAACTGTAATGCTTGCCAATCGTATTCTTTTGTAAGCTCGTATCCAGCAGCGTTCATTAACGACAATATCTGTTGAACATCTTGATTGGGGTTACCAGCAACGCTTACAGAAACGGCTAAGTTCAATTCCGATTGGACTTGATTAACGAGTTGAAGCATCGTAGATGACATATTATTCCTCTTGGACTTTGGGTTTACGACCTTTCGGTTTACCAACAGCCGCAATGAGTGTAGCCATTTGCTGTTGCATCTCAGCTATCTTTGCATCTGTTTCTGCCTTGATTTTAGCATTTTCTTCTTTTAATTGGGCAATTTCTTCTTCTCTTTTGGTGGCTTCAGCCGTTTCGGTAGCCAAATTTAAGAAAACCCGTGCTTTGTCTCTAAAGGCGGTTGGTGACATTCCTGCAATCATGCCGATCCGCTGTAATTGCTGGTCTGAAGCGTTAGCAATCTGCTCAACAGTATGGAATTTAATGCCTTTTAGCTCTTCCGCTTGGGATTGGCTGATTAAAGTCCATTCGCTAACTGGCGTTCCGACTATTTGATTGGATGATTCTTGGGTAGTTTGATATTGCAACCATTGTTTTGGAAAACGCTGTTTGTGGTTTTCATTGGCGTATGTGTCAATTTCGGTCAGATTATCGCCAGGAATCATAATCCTAACAAAGTCACAATCCTTGAAAATTGGTCTGCCAGCCTCGTTTGATTCGTGTTCTAGCTTAACTGCTTTTTTATAAAACTTGACCGCTAAACGGGAATCTGCGTCTTGAACATCACTATCTATTGCCATATCAATCTCCTAAAGTGGTTTAGGTACAACAGTTAAAGAAAAAGGAGTTACCCCGTTAAGAGTAACCCCTTGTTTTTACTACAAAAACAGATTAAACACTAGCCTTGCTAAACCAGCCAAAATCGCCTGATGCCATAGAAGAACCAGACAAATATGTGCCAGCAGATCCCAAGGTAACTTGGAATGTAGAGGCATTGATGATGCAAGTAGCGCTAGATGCTGCAATTGCTACACCAGCTTGAGCAAATACATAACGCAAACCGTCATTACCAAAGGTTTGTGCGCCTAGTGGGCCAAACGCTGGAATGTCAATGGCAGTTGTGCCAGTTGTGTATTCAAAGCTGATCGGAGTCGTATTGTTTAAATCAACTCCTGCGATGGGAAGTACTGAGTAAGCCATGATATGTTTCCTTTATCAAAAATTAGGTGGTCAACAAACCTTGCAACTGTGAGTTGCTTGTTGTGAGGTTTCCAGCCCAACCATAGAGCTTAACGATCGCATCTTGGTTAATGGCTTGACGCTCACCACCGATAGGTACGAAATTACGCTCTTTGTGTGGACGGAAGAAAATGTAATTGGTGTTCAAGAGATACATATAGTTTGTATTTTCTTGTGCGCCAATACCACCACCGAGGATAACATCAGCAGATGTACCGCCACCGTAGAACTTGAGGGATGCGAAACCAGCTGCACCACTCTCTTCGGTAGTAATACGCTGAATAGCTTGCAATGCGCCTACGAAATACTGATACATATTGTTACCAGCAATGTAGAGGTCAGCCTTGTCTGTGCCACGAATCTGCTTGATGGCAGCTTCAGTCATCTTGGCTAACATATTTACGCTTGTTGCACCTGTGGTGATCTGGTTACGCCAGAAATCCCAGTTAGCACGGTTAATACCGCCATATGTGCCAGAAGAGGGGGTTGCAGAAACAGCAGCAGCCAAACCATCCACATTCTTACCACCGTTACCAGTTCCGTCACCATATAGGTCACCAGAAATGCGGTTTAGCAAGCGAGCCTCAGAAACTTGCATACGACCATCTAACAGGTCAATGATAGCTTCTTTGGAGCTGTTTTGAAGCATTTCCAAGCCAGACATAGTAACTGCAGCAGCGTACTGAGCAATCTTGTACTGAGCAGCAGAAATTGGGCTATCTGGAGCGATGTTTAGCACTTCATAGCCGCTATACGAATTAGCGTTATTGGTGCTTGGATCGTTATACATAATCTCTTCCAAAATGACATTACCGCCTGAGAATGGGCGTACATTGCCTTTGGAATTAAGTCTTTGCAGAATTGCATTGTTCTGCGTTAAGTTATCAGCCAATTCACCGCTACGGCTTTGAATGGTAGTAGCGATAATATCGGTGATTGCTGAATTAGCAAATGCCATGATATTTTCCTTTGTAAATTAATTTAAACTCTATCGCTCATTGCTTCGCCTAACTGCTTGGCAATCAATGAACGCCTGTCTTTTGCTTCAACCGTTGTCATTGTTCCGTTAGGAGTAACAGAGCGTGGACTTACAGCCGTTGCTTTGGCTTTAGCTACTTGCTGCGTTTTAGATGCTTGTTGGGATGCGGATTTAAGGAGTTTATCCTGCTCCAGCGCCCATACTTCATCTTTCAAACGAACAGCTTTCTCATAAGCCGATTTCAGGTCTGAGGCTAAATTGCGCTCAAGTAGTTGAGCCATTTCTTCCCTAACCAATTCAAAGTGCGGAGCTTGCCCCGAACTTTTAAACTTCTCTATCTCGTTAACTAACCGAGTTTGTTCTTCCTGCTCATACTTGCTTTTAATGGAGCTAACTTCTTGATTCATATACTGAAGTTGCTGCATTAATTGCTGCGTATAAGGGTCTTGCGTTTGCTGTTGTGCTGGCGCAATATCCGTTTGATTTAATTGTATTCCATAATCTTGTGCAAGTCTATGAAACAGCTGAACTTTTTGCTCGTATGGCGCTTTACTTAAAATCATGTGCGCCCTACCTAGATTGTTAACCCATTGAGCAGGGTTAATTCCTTGTTGTTCTAACTCAGGTCTAAATGGCGCAATGGCTTCATTTAGCTCTTTAGCATTGTCAGCTTCAGCCTTGTAGACCGATACGCCTTTTTTATATTCAGATTCCCGTTGGTTAAAGTATTCAAAATGTTTTTGTTTTTCTTCGTCACTTAAGGGTTCGCCAGCCTCAATTTTGTCAAGGATTCCAAGATATTCTTTCTTCCAAGTTGTAGGGCGAGCAAATTTGGGCTTTTGAACAGGTTCTTCAGTAACTTCTGGGCTTTGTTCGTTGGTGGCAGGTTCAACCTCTGCCTGATCCTCGACCGCATCAGCTGATTCCTCAACTGTTTCCTCAGTTTTGCTGACAAAACGACCTTTTTCATCCCTTTCGACAGTTTCTTCTGGCGCATCGGATATTTCCTTTTCTTCTGGCGCTTCTAAAGTACCATCTTCGGCCTGATTTAGGGCTTCTTCAAGCATTTCTCTGCGGTCTGCCATGCAATTCTCCTAGTTATAGCGTAATTTGGAATAAGCCAGTTCAGCAATAGTGCGTTTACGGGCTTCTTGGGTCTTTTTGTCGATTTCAGCAGGTCTGTGTTGTGTAGGAACATCATTGCCTAACTCAATCATGCGGTGCTGTTTTAGGTGACTTCTGTGGTGGCTACGGCTTTTAATCCAAGTGCCATCAACTTGAGAAACATAGCCTTCAATGTCAGACATTACCATTGGGGCATCACGCCTGGTCATCTTTTCTTTCTCTTCCCAAGCTTGTTCTGCCTCTGGAGTACCTAGGGTAAACCCCCAGAACTCTAAATACTTTTCTTTGTCTGTTTTGGCTTCAACATGATTGCTTTCTGTGTAGCCACATTTAGGGCAAATCATCACATTCTCCTTATTAATTCAGGAATTTGGTCGTATTCATTGGGTCTTAGGCAAACTACAGAGTCATACCAACGGGCGTTTTTCCATCGCCAGCATACAAATTCTTCTTTTGGCAGCAAAACAATGGTTCTAACCCCCAAAGCACCCGCTAAATGGGCAGTTGCTGTGTCTACTGTCACAACTCCTCTACACGCTTTAATGTGTTGGGCGGTTTTTACCCAATCTTTCTTCCAACCATCGTTAGGAAGTGGGTTAAATAAGCCGTCAGACTTAGGATTTAGGCTATAGCAGTCCGAACCAACCAATTCTTCCATGTGGCGATAGTCAATAGACTTGATGTAATACAAGATTTGCTTTGATGCCTCCCAATTAACCCCTATTTTTGGGGGAATATTACTTGGAATAGCGTGTAAATAGCCCTCAGAACCCACAATTTTCTTGCGATTTACAGGAAACATGGACTTTACAAGGGGATGCGACAAAGATATGTAATACGGCAAAGACATTGAGCCAATCCAATAATCAGATTCTTTGGCTATTCCATCTTCTAAGCTGTTAGAAAACACATCTACAGCAGTAATTTGACCCAATAGGTAGTGTAGGGAGGATTCTTGCAAAACAACAACTCTAGAAGCCCCCAAAGCCTTTAATGCGGGTAAGAATCGGGCAAACATAATAATGTCACCAAACCCTTGCTCCATCTGCACCGTAATTGATTTACCCATTAAAGGTTCGCCACGCCATACAGGAATGTCTAGGGCTGGGGCATATTTAACCGACTCTTCGGCAATTATTTCAGGATGCCAACGGTACTCAAAAAGCTTAAAACCTTGCTCGTAACGCCCTGCGTGTAAATGATCGTAAGCCAGTCTGAACTGGGCGTGGGGGTCTAAAGTAGTAGTAATAAGCTTTCCTCGTCATCTAGCTCTGCTAAACGCTGTGCTTCTAGGATGGCGAGTTGGGTTTGAATCCGTGCTACCTCTTGCCTATACGCTACCGTCTTTAACAGATTGTTTCTTTGGTTCTCTAGGTAAGCGATAGACCGTTCTAATTCTTGTGTATCAGCAGACGGTATATCAGCTTTAACCTCTTGAATTGATTGTAATTTATTTTGTTTGGCTTTTGCAACAACTTTTGGTGGATCAACCAAATCTTTAATTTGTTGTTTTCTGCGTGTTTTCGACTCTTTTTGAGCCTGTAATAGTTCTAATTGTTTAGCTTTTATTTTCCTGTCTAAATTTCTAGCTCTACGGATTTCTTCCTTCGTAAAGCCGTCATGGGTATCGCTTGTTACAGGTATGCCAACAAAACCTTCAATGCTTGCTGTGTCGTTGCCGTCTGTAGCAGAAATAGTGCCTGTAATGGGTACAAGTACAGCACCTGTAATATTGGCTGTATCGTTGCCATCCGTTGCCGAAATAGTCCCTGTAACAATAGCAGCAGCTACATCACCTGTAAGGGTAGCAGTATCGTTACTATCGGTTACATTAATCGTTCCTGTAATTGCAGGAAGTTGTATATCCGATATAGGATTAGTCGAAAACGGTGTAAAACCTAGCATTAGCTACTCCAAACTTCCTGTGGTTCATCAGGAAATATTGAGTCAAAAGCAGGGTTAAGCACAATAGCTCTAACCGCAGAACGATACTCTAAGAACGCTTGGCGGTTAGTCAAATAAGGGTTAGATTCGGCTGGATCAGCAACGGAGTTAATAGCAGTCCAATCGGTGTCAGAAAGAATCTGCTTGCCTTTGGATTTATTGGCTGCGGCTAATTCTGCGTTCTTAGCGGCAATTTGTTCTTCATCCATATCTACAACAATAAACGATGTATACCATGCGCCATCTTGCTCAATTACTGGGCCTGAGATGACATATTGATAAGTTCCGCAGGTAGGATAAGGCCCATCTAACACCACATCTGCGCCAAACTCATTTAAGGTTTCTACAGGAATAGGGTTAGGAAAAGATGTTTCAGGGAAAGTTTGTTCCCATTGCGGTAGGTACATTACCTCACCTGTATCACGAACTCGAACTAACATAATTTGTCCTTTAAGCTATTGCTAAGAAAATGTAAGATGCAGCGTTTGTATTAATGGCAGCAAGAATTGAGGCATTAACTGTAAATCCACCAGTAGTTGTTGTTACAGAGCCTAATGTTGCTACTTCTGCTGCTGTGGAATTTAATCGTAAATAAGGGTCTGTAAGAACAGTCATTCCTCTAGCAGTATCGTAAACATACCAGTCGCCTGAAGCATCTGTGCGTTTAATTAATACAAACCTAGCACCACCAGTAAATCCGCAAGCAATAGCTTGTGTTCCACCGTTGCCTGTGTAAGAACCAACTTTAGAAACGCCAGGGCAAGTAGCAAATAGGTAGGCTACATAAGTTTCGCTTGCAGCGTTATTATCGGCTGTAGTGCCAACTGTAAATACAGAACTTGTAGGAGCAGTATCATTCCACATTGGACTAAATGTATCTTCAGCACTTGTAGTATTTAAATACAAATACTTAGTTGCTCCTAATGCAGAAGAATAAACAGCCCAATCTCTACCTGCTAGAGTTCTAGTTTTTACAATCATTAACTCAGGAACAACAGTTAAGTTATGTGCTACTGTTCTATTTGCACCTGTTCCTGTATAGCAAACCACATCAAAGAATCCTGGTCTGCGAGCAAACATATAAGTGGCGTATTGGTTATCATTTCCACCGTTCGTAATTCCGCTTGATGAGCCTACTTTAAATCCATTCATTACATCCCAAGGATTAGCAGGGACAACACTTGTACCAGCGGTAACTCCTGCATTCGTATTTGTTGTAAGTAAATAGTTATTTGCCCTTAATCTGTCCCATGTGGAATATTTAGGGTCAGAATAAACAAGGTTTCCTGTAATAACATTGTCTGTAACAAATCCACTAACAACAGTTGTATTAGAGCTAGTTCCTGTTCTAAATACAGGTCTAAACACAGTAGTAGCATCAGTAGGCACTTTCATTGGTCTACGGATTGCCATGTAGATGTAGGTGGTGCTTGAATTAAGAGCGCCATTACTCTGAAAGCCTGTTGCAGTTGGAACAAGACCGTTTAATGTTGTGCCTTCAGCTCCCGATGTATTTGGCTTTAAATCAAATCCTTGCGTTTGTGAAAACCCACGCATATTGTCAATAATCCACCAATTACTAACTTCTGAAGAACTTTTAACCAATAACCATTGAGGTTCATACCCTAAATTTACAGTTGCATTAGCACTTCCATTAGTAGTAAAACTACCACAACTAATCACATTATCTGTTCCGCTTGTACCAAATCCACCAGCGTTATGGGCGAATAGGTAGGCTACATAGGTTTGCCCATTTGCGTTAGTAAGACCTAATGTGCTAGATACACAAAACGATGTTGATGACATTGTTCCAGCACCAGTTACTGAAAAATCTGCATTAGCTCCATTGGCGGCTGTAAGGTTTAAATACATATTGTTGCTAGTTGCGCCAAGACTTCTATGCCACACAGCCCAATTAGCTGAGTTACTAGTGCTTTTTACAATAACCATTCCAGGTGCTGAACCTAAAGAATGATTAACTTGTCTTTCAGAAGCGCCATCACCAGTATAAGTAACTACATCAAAAAACTTAGGCTGTTTACGGAATGTCCAAGAAACATAATTAAAGCCGCTTTGATTACTTTGAGTGTTATCGCCTATTGAAAATCCGTTTGAATTAAAAGAAGTTACATTTCCTGAATAAGTAGATTGTGCATTTGTTGTGTTTGAAACTAATCTATTATCACCACCTCGGTTTGTATCAAATAAACAATTAAATGTGGTAGTGTTACGAGCTTTGATCCAAACCAAACCACCTTCACCAGCTAAATCTATCCCGTTTGTAATGGTTTGAGTAGAGTCATTACCTGTATATAACCAAGTAGAAAATACATCCTCGATGTAATTGGCAGCAGCAGAAGGCTGACTTCCTGTCTTTGTAGCAGCACTAAACATTAGTAGTTCAACCCAAACGAATTGCCATATGTGTTAGTCCCATCGCAAAAAAAAGTAAAGATGTCAAACTTACCGTTTGCGGATGATGCTGTAGGTACTGTACCGCTAGGCCATTTAATTGTAGAGCCACCAGCCCAAGTCAATGTAAACGCACCTGAGTAAGTAACAATAATTACAAACGACTTTCCGGCTACTGAACTAGGCAATGTGATTGTGCCGTTAGCGTTGAGGCTTAGTCTTTGTACTGTGCCGTTAGCCAAATCTACAGTAAAGCTAGAAGCAGCGGCAGGGGCAAATAGTGTTTCTGTGTAGTTTGTGACTACAGGGGTGTTAAGTGCAGGGGCGGTAGCCAAAGCGACAACTGTACCGCTACCGCTAGTGGTGTAGCTTGTTCCCCATGCCGTACCAGTAGAGTTAGGAATACCAGCACCTGGGTAAGTCATTGGCGCAGTATTAGTAACGGTAATTGAGCCGCTGCCTGTAATTGGCCCACCGCTTACAGAGATACCTGTGCTTGCAGTTAAATCTACAGAAGTAACAGTTCCTGACCCTTTTGAGTTAAAGGTAGTCCAATCAGCAGATGTTAATAAGCCTCTATTTGTGGCTGAAGCCGATGGAATGTTAAATGTATGGGTGTCTGTAGTGCTAGAAATATTAAAGTTAGTGCCAGAAGTTCCTGTTGCAAAGTATTGAACTTGGGCCGTTAATCCATTTAAAGCGTTAATTCCTGTAGAAAAGGTTGTAATTACTTGGCATAAATTGTTATCTTCGGTATGCAAAGTAATGGTTCTACCGCTATGAGTTACATATACTCGTACCGCAAGACGGTCTGTAACAGTCAATGTTGTTTGAGGAACGGCTAAAGCAGTCACATACAAATCTTTTGCTGTGCCGCCTGTAATACTTTCAGGGCTAGTCGAACCGCTATTAATTAAAGTAAATGTTGTGCCATCGTATTTGTACAGTTCTACATAAAAGCTAGGAGTACCACCGCCTGAAGAAGCGCTAAAATACAACTCAAAATTCCAATTACCACCAGGAATTGACAACAATGCAGGGTCACCAGCATCGGTTAAAAATTGGGCTATGTACCCGTCAGCGTTAATAGTAAAATTTGTGCCAGCGCCAGTTATAGGCGTTTTGTTCATTTCGTAATAAGTATTACCACCAAAAGTGCCTTGGTTTACGCTGCCATTTAAGTAATACGATACGGATGAACCACCACCTTGATTAGTTGGGAAGTTGGCTAAAGTGCCATCGCCACGAACATATTGACTAGCTATACCAGCAAAATTGACACCAATATTGCCTGAAGAAGTAATTGGGCTGTTAGTGATTGCCAAAGAACTTGCTGTGGAAGTCAAGCCTACGCTTGTAACCGTTCCATTAGTGCTGTTTTGCCAGCTTGGGGCTACTCCTACGCCATTGCTTTTTAGAACTTGGCCCGATGTAGCAGAACTGTTGTTGCTTGAATAAACAGAAGTATCAGCAGGATAGTCACCAAACACATATAAAGTGCCTGTAAAACTGACTAAAGCACCAGCGTTACTAGATGAAAGTACAGTATCACGGGTTAATGTGCGAGCACCTACTGTACCAATACCTACTTCCCAAGCTGAACCGCCAGCAGTGTAAATAGTGTAATAAGTAGTATTGCAGTTCCCGACTGCGGCTGAGAATGTCTGAAACTGCGTCACAGCACCA